CTTTCTACCTAGTTAGGTTTGAATCGGTTTGAGATAATTTCAATACACAACCGGCCTTAAACTAGTTCTTCAGAGCCACCGGTTAGTAGTTTAGATGTGGCATAGCGTAAAACGTCGTGCTTAATTAATGATACTTTCGTTAATGGTAATGGAATCGGCCTTAGAAATGATTCCAAATATAATATGCAAGACCTTGTTAGTGATGAAGAAGATTTAGATATTCACACTAATGACACAGAATATGCTCGTGATAATAAATATGAATCGCTTGAGCATCGTCTTGTATTAGAGGTAGTCACCTTAAAAACTCGCCCTAATGGCGATTTTTATGTACCTGGCGTTCTACCTCGGATGCTTCCATACAATCAGTTGGTGGAGGTATTACCTGAGTTGATTGCGTTTTCTAGTGATCATTGGGTTCACGGATATGTGTTTCCCGTTAATTCTCGTATACCTCAAGCCATTGCTGAATTTGGTTATATAAAACAGATTCTCACTGATGAATTTGGAATGCAACACGTAAGTCGATTGCCTGTCGACAATTATTCGGAAGGGTGGTGGCAAATTTTAAAAAGTTTGCCTATCCTTGAAATAAAATTGAAAGACAGGTGGGCTAAGTTCTTCTATAGCGAAGATGGACTTCCTGCTCCTAATGAGAATCGATTTAGGCCATGGGTCAAGGATATGACCCATAATGATAAATTTCAATGCGTTCCTTTTCAGGGCATCCGGATTCTTCGTGAGTTCCAGATTACTGAAGAGGATCGTTTAAAGTTAAGAACCCTCTCTATTGAGTGGAGTAAAGGCACTTGGACCGCCGAGCTTATGTGTAATAAATTTGTTCGGATTAATAATCGACTTTGGGATTATCAGTATTTTAAGAAATTGGATACTGTGCCTGGTCATTTATTTCATTGTCATCTTCTTCTCAATAGAGCAAAAGACGGATATAGACTTATCCGATCAGACGGACCTAATAAAAAAGATGAAAGAGATCGGGACTTTAAGTCTGATACCGTTTTTGTTCTTAACAATTATAGATTGTTTCTTCGCTGTTTTTGTGGGATTAATGAAAATAGAATTACAAATATTTTAGAATATACTTTTGTTTCCCCATTTACAGGAAAGGAAATTTCTCTTGATGCTAATGACAGATACACTAAATTAAAGTTGCCTGTTATTGAAGAGGATAAATTAGCAGAATCTGCGAAGATAGCCATTTTAAATCAGAGGAACCGCCCTGTTAAAAAGCGAAAGAAACAACCTAAGTATTCCGGAAAGGGTTTTCCTAAAGACGATGTTGCCAGTAAAGCTTTTAAGGATCCTGTTACTTTAGCTCGACATATTGATAAGTGTGTCGAGCATGAAGCCCAGGGGTTAGGAGACACTGTGTCAACGTTGTTTTCTGCCCTTAGAGATCTTAAGGCTGCTTATTCTGATGGTGAAACAATAAACCATGTTGCCAAAGTTGTTTGTGATAATGGTGGAAATGAACTTATTTCAGCTATAATTACAAATTATATTAAGTCTATTCCTGACATGATTATGGTCAAGATCAAGGCTTTTGGTGTTTCTACTGTTGGCATTCTTTCTTATATTCGTGACGTTATCAAAGGAGCATTTCAAGGCTTGGTTGATATAGTCATGGGTATGTTCAAGCCATTTTTTGATATGTCGTCATGGGCAAAGGATGGATGGACGGAGTTTTGGAAACGAACCAATGATGCTGCTGATAGCATGTATGCAAATCAATCAGGAATTATAATGAAAACTGTATTTGTTGTCGCGCTAACTATGTTTATAATGTTTGTTGGTCATGTTTTTAAGAGTGCTGTTCTTTCCCCTTTATTGTTTCTTGCGATAACGTCAATTGAAATGTTTGCAGGAGCTTTAAATTCAGCTCGTACTACCAAGCTTTGGTCTCGTGTTTTTCCTACTATTGGAGAGCATGAAGCTCAGATAGATTTTGGTCAAGTTCGAAGTATTTGTACTTTAGCAATTGGTCTTGTATCACTCCGTGATACGATGACCATTGTAAATCTTATGCAAAAAATGCCAGATGTTACCAAATCAGTGTCCTCTTGGACTTGCTGGTTGGTGGATAAGTGCTGGATTTTCTTTACAGATAAACCATTTTTTATTGATACAGAACAAAAAGATGAGTTAGAACTGTACTGTAATAAACTTATAGAGTTTTATAGGAATCCAGAAAATTTGAAGAAGATGTTGACTGATGAACCTACTGGACGTTTGGTGCGCCAGATGGGCCGCCAAGCTCCGGGATGGAAAACCGCTTTAGCTCAGTTAAGAGGTATTGACAATAAATGGTATAACCATATGAATACTCTTATGAGCAATATAATGACTCATGCTGAATTAGTTCGGACGACTGGAATTGCTGTGACTCAGCGATGTGAGCCCACTGTCCTCAACTTGAAAGGTATGGGTGGTCAAGGTAAAGGTGCTTCCATGCAGATTTTTCCTAAAGCGGTTTATGAAGTTGTACAAAAAATGCTTCCCGAGTTGTATCCTGATCCATGGAATCCTACCATGGTTTATACTAAAGCAAAAAATTCTGATTTTTGGGAAGGTTATGATCAAAATTTTTGTGTTATTCATGATGAGATGTTAGCCGTTCAAGATCCTGTTACTAGGGGGGAACAATGCGCTGAATTTCTTAACATGGTTGATACAAATCCTATGTCTTTAAATATGGCCTTCGGTGCTAAGGGGCAAAACTATTTTACTAGTCCGTTTATTATTGTTGCTACTAACGCGACGGATGCTTCTTTAAAGTCTGAATCTGGAATGACAGCCCCTACTTCTTTTTTTCGGAGACAACATGTTAATGTTACTGTTTCTCGTAATGAAAAAGTTGATGATATTTTGGAAAATGAAGCATATCAACGTGCTTGGTATTATACTGAGTATTATGATCCAGATCCTTCAAATGCTCAGCATTTAGCTTTACAGGATCAAGTTATAGAGATGTGTGATCATGGGCAGCTTTGTTCAAAGAAAAATTGTAAAAGTAGGCACATTGAATCTTATTATGAAGTTCTTAAAAGGAAAAAGGTTCAAACTTCTACTTTTAAGGAGATTGCTCATAGGGTTGCGATGGAGATTGTACGAAAATATAAGACTACATCATCTCTTCGACAACGACTTTCAAAGCATGAGTTTTTTCCCGAAATTCGACCTGTGAATGAGGCGCATACTACTCACCCTTTTTCGTGTTATGGGCCGGAATATAATATTCCCGACAGTGAAAACAATAGAATTCTGTATAAGTTTCCTGTCATGCAGGAACCATTGGCCGTTCCCCCTCCTAAAGTTGAAGTGAAGATTGTTAGGCCCATAGTTGTTGCCACGGCTATAGAGACTCGATTGGATGCCCCTGAAACCACTTCACTCGGACCTTCGACTCCATCCTTTTATTTCGACGCTGGAAAGGAATTGAATCAGTCTATTTCTCAATATTTTCCTACAGCAAAGGATTTTGAAAAGCCTCTTGACTTTTCAAAAGTACCTCAGTTATCAGACCATGGTGCTGGGGTGGGAGGAGAGTCTATTTCTCTTTCTGGTGTAGATTTTAATATGCATGCCGCTCAAGGCTGGGAAGATTTTCAGGCTAAGCGTAATAAGATGATTGTTGATGATGATATGAGACAATTAATGCTGCAAAAACAGCAAGATTGTCTTCTCATTGACGTTGTTAAGAATGACGATCTTCAATTTGCAAATCCTTCTCGTATTGGGGGTATGTTACTCCAGTGGCTTGTTCCATCTTGGTTCGGAAACTCTGCTCTAAAAGGCGTAGATGATCAGCCCTGCTTTTCTTCCTACAAGTCTTGTGCTATTATGGCGTTTGGATCTATTTCTCAGGTTTCAGAACATTTACAGGAGAACGAGTATCATTTGCATGGATCTGATGATCAAGACACTTTTTCCGAGCGCATGATGGCAAAAATTTTTCAAATGAGTCATAATCCTGATTATAACATTAGGAAACAAGTTTATAATTTTTTGCTTGAACTTCTCATGCTCAGGCGCATTCAAAAATATTTATCCGCGGAAGAGTTCGCTGAATTGAGAGATCGTGCCATGCAAAATGTTAATCCTACTGTTGAGAGGCTCTTTGCTATGTTAGATCAATATGAGTTAGATTCTAAGGTCATCAAAATATTCTCCGACCAATTTGTTGTTTCGCATTTTAATCGCTTGTACTTTGATATTCCTTATGATAAACCTCAACCTTTTCTTACTTCAGAATTTGGTTTGTGGTGTTTGAGGTTTGAGTCTGTTATGGAAAAGAAGACTGGAGTTTGGAACCCTGATTTGTCATATAATCAGTGGAAACTTCTTTTGAAACGATGGAAAAAAGATATAAAAGCTAAAGTGCCTTCTTCGCGCTCTTTTGAAATTGCCAATTGGCTGAAGAAATCTAATTCTTTTTCAGAATGGGTGTCTTCTCAAATGTATTTTACGTCCTGGAAAGTTGCTGGTGCGGCAGTAGGCGTACTTTTAGCTGCTGGTGTTTCATGGTATTTTCTTAAACAGAAAGTACCAATGCTAACTGGGGATTTGTCTCAATTGTCCTTTGTTGATCCTGACATTGAAGACAAGTTGGCGTCTCATTCGGCTCAATCTCTTTCTAAAGGATTTCAAGCTCGCTTGAAGGCTCGTCAAAGAGTTCTAACTCACAGAGCTCAGGGAAGTGAAATTTTTAATGAGTCAATAATGTCGCAAATAAATGAAATTAGTAATAATATGCGAACATTGACTTTTCATTACAGTGACGCCGAGTACTCCATACCGGTCTTCTTTTCTGGGAGACGAGCGTTTGTGTATCATCATTGTTTGCTTGTTCTTGGGTTAAATTTTGACAAGATCACAGTTTCTAACGATAAAGGTGTTACTGATGTCATTCATTCTTCACACGTTAAAGTAACTATTCCATCTGAAGAAAAAGATTGTGTCTACCTTGATTTCTCCCACAAAGTTTTTGCTGAACTGCCATCGTGTAAGAAACGATTTGAGAGTTTGGAGAATATTAAATCCGCTATGTCTTCTGGGTATTATAAAGTTTCCAGACTTCATAGGCAGGTTAAAGGGGGAGTAGTTGTTAATTATTTGGCTGGAGGAGCGAAATTGCTCGATCGAGAGCTTCCTTCCAAGACTACCCTTACAACTGTTGATGGAAGGGAAGAATCATTTATGGTGTCTGATTATATGTATTGTGTCGGATCTAAAGGTGATCCTGGACATTGTTCCTTACCTTATATAGCAGTTGATACTGTCACTAATAATGTATATGTAGTTGGATTTCACATTGGTCGTGTTGGAGATGATTCTCTCATAAACGTGTTAACTGAAAATGATCTTCCTCGAGAAATTGCTTATCATGGAGCTCAAGGTCCAGTCTTGAAACAAGGACTTTTTATGCCTCCTCACGTGGTGAACAATCTTTCTGCAACTCGTCGACAAGATAAGTTTAACGGACGGTTAGTTTCAATGGGATCTCTTAAGCGGCCGTCTATGATTCCTTCTGAAACTAATATTATACCTTCTCCCTTTCAAGGAGATATCGAGACCCCACCAATTTATCCTATTTCAGTCGCTCCTGCATTGCTTAAACCTACTTACGTAGAACAAGAAGATGGCACTAATGTTTTGGTGCAGCCTCTTGTCAATGCCGTTAGTAAGGTGGAGTCTGCCCCTGTTAAAATAGTAGATCCTAAATTTGTTGAGTTTATTGACAAGGAGCCAGAAGCAGCTTTTCAAGGATTTTTTCCAAATGTTCGGCGTGAGTTTCGTATGTTGACAAAAATGGAAGCATTGCAATCTTCTGATATGCAAGCTTCTGTTTCTTATTGGGGGAAGATTCATGGGTTTAAGAAAAGAGAAGAAATGTTTGACAAAGTTACTGGGTGGATACATCCTCTTCTCGATGCTGCTATTGACAAAGTTTTTGAGATGATGGATAAAGGTTATACTCTCAAGCAGGCAATGGAAGCCTGTCTGAAAGATGAGACTAGAGACTTGCCGCGCGTTTATGCAGGCAAGACTCGTCTTTTCTATGTAGGTTGTTTTGTTCATCTCATTGTCACCATCATGATAATTGGTGATATAATAAATTTTATGAAATCTCACCGGGCCTCTTCTGATGTCAATATCGGAATCAATCCTCATGGAAATGAATGGGAGTTTCTTCGAAAGAAGCTTAATTCTATGCCCGATGCAAAGTTTTACGCAGGTGATTTTTCTAATTTCGATACTAGTATTCGTCAAGTGTTTGCATATGGGTTATTCTCCGCTTTTCGTTGGTACGCACAATGGACAGATGAAAAAATGAATTGGTATCTTTATTGTATTACTTTCGCGAGTGTTGGTCCTTTGTTGATTATAACGTGTGAGGTTTATTTTATGAATTGGGCGAATGGTTCAGGACAATGGTTAACTGGTGTTCTGAATTCATTTGCGAATGTACTTATGAGTAATTGGTTCTATAGATGTGAAGTTTCTAGGACAATGTTTTCTTCTCCGAGTTTTCAGAGTTATATTACATTGATCAACCAATACCTTAAACGTGGTTTTTATGGCGATGACAATGTTGGTGCTGTCCATCCTGATCTCGTAGGAGTTGTGACGATGCCAAAAATGTCAAAGTTTATTTACGAAAATTTTGGTATGACCTATACTACTCCTGGTAAGAGTAGTTGCACCAAAGATTATTTAGAATGGGAAGAAATTGATTTCCTGTGTAGACGTTTTCAGCGATCACATGGAACTCATGCTCCGCTATCTCTTGAGTCAATTCACGGGATGGTGTTGTGGATACGCAAGCCGCAGAGAGGTGTGTCTGTCGAGCAGCAACTTGCTATTAATGTTGAACAAGCGTGTATGGAGTATTATCACCATGGTCGAGATGTTTTCGAGAAAGAAAAATTGCGATTATGGCAGTATTCTAAAAAGTATGCTATACCATTTTTGGCTCGTACATGGGAGGAGTACCATCAGCGTTTTGCTGAGGGAATTCTCATGTGTTAAATTTTAAATTGCCCCGCCTTGGGATGGCATTAAAAGCACCCAACCGGCCTCGGTATAATAGGCACCTGGAAGGGAATGCATGGACGTGTTCTCGGTCAAGATAACGGATCGCGCCCTTCCTTTGACCATTTTCGAGGAGTTATGTGATTGATCTGCCATATTAATTCCATTATCGCTAGCGAGATTGCCGACCAATTAGATATTATTAACAGTTCGCCAGCCGTTGAAAACGGTTTAGTTGAGTTTGTGACTGAAGAGATAAAAGTTTCTTCTTTTGTTCCGAGAATACCCGTTTCTCGGGATGATAATCCCTTCAATGATCAAACTCCTGTAGAAATTCTTTCGAGAGAGAGACTTATATTTCAAAAGAATTTCTCGTCCACTGAAACTACCCTTATGAATGTAGTTAATCCGAGACTTTTAGTTTCACATCCTGCCGCAGCTGGAGTCATTTTGACTTTTAGATATATGCGGTGGAAGGCCATTGAGTACAGGGTTGTTATACAAAGCAATCCTTTTCTCAATGGCTATTTGGCACTCACTTGTTTGCCAAACGACAAGCGAAGGCACAATAATTCGCTTGCTCTTATTGACTATGGATGGTTTTCTCATGATGATTGTCTTATAGTTGATATAACTTCTATGCCTGAATCCAGAATCTCTGTGCCTTGGTTGTCCCTCAATACTTGGGTTGACTTAGAGAAGTGGAGTAACACTGGAGGGTTTACCGTAGATTCGACTATATCGCGGTTAAATGGTCTTAAGATTTTGTATGACAATCAAGTGTCTGCAACTTCTTCGACAGTTCCTAAGGCGTTTTCTGTTAGTGTGTTTGCTCGATTCGTGGAACCTGAGTTGTCTTGTCCTATTTCTCCTGGGGCAACTTTTGTTGCTCACGAAGCTCAGATGTTGCCTGTCCTGGGCAGCGCTGCAGCTAGTATAGCAGGCGACATACTCAAGAAAAAGTTTGAAAAAGGTGTTGAGTCCATGGCAAATTCTGCGGCTGATAAAGCTGAGGAATATGTTACTGGATTGTTTGGGGGAGAAGAAGGCGTTGGACAAGAGTTCGGAGTTACTGACGAGCCGCCATCTGAGCCAGCTGTGTTAGCCCATTCGGTTGACGATGGCCCGGGTGAGCAGCCTCAGGAAATAGTTCCGTCTGTGTATGGGAACATGAATTATTCTTGTTCTCGTAACGTGTTAGGAAGTGGTACCATGGTTTTCCAAAAAGGCAAGCAAAATTCTCTTAGTGAGTTTCTGCAGAAGCCCTCTATGGTTCACAAAACTCTTCTCGTCGCAACGTCAGGGAGTGTTGTTAATATTCCTATATTTAACGGCTCTGATGTGTTTGCTGGAGTTGCAAACTCAGCGAATTGCTCTCGTCTCCGATACTTGTCTCAGTTTTTTCGGTTTTGGAGAGGTTCGATTACTTATACGATTATGTTTATATCATCGCCTATGGTTACTTTTCGTTTTAAAGTTGGGCTTGACTACCAAGGAGGGAATCTTTCAGCTATTGATCCAGGTGACACGTTGCAGACTATTGTGACAGTTCGAGGAACAACAGTTCATCAAGTTACCGTTCCCTACTTGTATACTACCCCATGGCAACTTTTAGGAGCAAAGTCGGCATCTTCGACTGATGTTTATCCCACACTTACTGTAACTGAGTTTTCTCCAGCATCTCGTAGTGGGGATCTTAATCCGACATGTTATATTCTTGTGTATGAGAGTGCAAATAGGGATTTTGTCTTTTCTTCTCAGGAGGATCCCATGCCGTATTCGCAGACGCCTGCGTTTAAACAGCAATTTGTCAAACATGAGGCCCAAATGGATATTAGAAAATTTCGCTCCCAAGATGTAACGCAGTTTGGACATATCAACCCTGTCAAGTTTTCTTCTGATGGTGTTGGTACGTTCGAAGCCATGGCTAAGCGATGGTCCCCAGTGGTTAATCACGCCAATCCTCTTCTTCGCCCTACCTATTATGATGATTTCCCTTATGAGTCCGATCCTTTGGTCTCATGTCAGTCTACTATTGCTGCATTGTGTGGGATATTTTATTATAATAGAGGGCAGTATAAGCTTAAGGTCAGTTTTGATGCCGATCCAGATACCGTTAATCAGTCCGGGGTTGGAATTATGAAGATGGAATCCCTGCAACCGGTGTCTAATGACACTGTTGCGGGAAATCCTGCTCCTCTTCGCTTCAATGACGGTGCTTCAGCCATTTCTTTTGGGCTGACGCAAGTAATTGAGGTTACTATACCATATTTGTGCACTACAGAATGGTATCCTACCGGACATGGTGATGGGTTCATATGTACAGGATCTTTTCCCGTTATTATGGATCCTGAGCTTTGGACTGAAGGTGCAACCTCAGTCCCTCTAAATTTCGTAGCTGTTAGTGCTGGTCGAGACTTTTGTTTTTCCTACAATTTGCCTCCACCGTACTTTGGAGCCCGATGGTATGATTGTATACCATGGGTGCCTCCTCCAGCAAAGAGTGTAGCGAACACTCCGCAAAACCTTAGATCGCGTATGAGTGCGACAACAACCAAGTTTTCCTTGGTGTAGTTGTCCCCTTTCATGTGTTTTGTGTAAATGCG